CGTGCCAGTGTTGCTTGTGTAACCATTAGGATTGCTTGCGGCGTAAGCGCCCAAAGCTGTAAGGGCTGCACCTGCTGTAGTAGAACCAGTGCCACCATTAGCAATAGCTAGCGTACCAGCCAAGGTTATGGTGCCTGCCGTGGTAATCGGGCCGCCTGATGTTGTCAAACCTGTGGTACCGCCAGATACGGCAACCGAGGTAACAGTGCCGCCGCCACCGCCAGAGCCGTTTGCAGCCGCCGTGATGCGTCCTTGCGCGTCAACGGTGATATTTGCGGCGGTATAAGTGCCAGGCGTCACCGCCGTGTTGGCCAAAGAAATGGTACCTGTGCTTGTGATTGGGCCGCCGGTTAAGCCGGTGCCGGTGGCAACGCTAGTAACGCCAGAAGTTGGAGCAACCCAAGTGCCATCATTACGCAAGAACGTTGTTGTTGACCCTGTAGGCGCGGAAATAGAGTAGCTATTCCAAGTAAAAACGCCCGATGCGTTTAGCGCGTTGGTATACACACCTGCCCAGCGCAAGGTGCTGCCGCCGCAATAGTATGCGTTGTTGGTTATGGGGGTAAAACCAACGCCGCTGACCGTGCCTACTGTGTTAGTTTGGAACTCGCCATTAAAAGTCTGTTTGCCCGTCCAAGTGTTTACGCTAGATAAGTCTATCGAAATAGTGCCGGTAGTTGTAATAGGGCCGCCAGTTAAACCAGTGCCTGTGCCTACCGTTGTAACCGTCCCAGAGCCTGAACCGCTAGGAGTCGCCCAAGTACCGTCATTACGCAAGAATGTTGTTGTCGCGCCAGCGGGCGCAGGGATTGCGTAGCTATTCCAGTCAATGACGCCGGTGCCCAAGTACAGAGACTTCCATTTAAGGGTCGAGCCGCCTAAGAAATAAGTGTCCGTAGTGACAGGGCCAAGGCCAACTGTGGCTACTGCTGCTGCTACGCCGTTGAGGTTGATGTTGTTGCCGGACGCCGTAATCGTCGCCGTGCCAGAACCGATGCGGTAAGTTGTACCGTAAATATTGTTCCAGCTTGTACCGGCAGCGCCCAGATCGTTTGTATTGTTGCCTGCACCCTGCCAAGCGGCAGACACAAGTCCGACTGCGTTAGTGGAATTGCCCAAGCCAATTGTGGACGTAGACGATGTAATTGACGGAGTGCTAGAGTACGTCCCGATATTTACGCCGTTAAACGTAGAGTTAACCGTAGTGGTCGCGCCAATCGTTGTAACGCTTTGCAGATTCTGCGAACCACCACCACCGCCAGTGATGTCAATGACAACTGTTGGGGTTTCGGTTGCGCTGTTGTAAAAGTTACCCAAGCCGTAAATGGTGATGCCAGATACGTTGGTGCCGCCGCTGGAAATGTATTTGCGTGACGCGCTGTCAACATAGGGAGAAAAGCCTTTAAAGCCGTTGCCGATTGTGTTAACTACCAGCGTAGCTGTTGCGCTGTTGTTGTTGACAAAAATGTTATTGGTTGTGTACAGCGTATTGCTGTTACGGGCAAACAAGCAATTGCTGATGCTGCTTGTAGAACGGGCTGCGACGCTAGTAGGCGCGTTGATGTAGATGTCAGCGTTGCCGCCGTTGTTCTCAAAGAATACGCCGTCAACAATCAATTGCGTGGGCAGGAAAGCCGTGGATTGGTAATAGATACCGCCAGATGTACCTTGGCTGCTGCCACTCATTACGCCGCAGGTTTCAATCACGCCGCCGTTAAAAGCAACAGGGCCGCCGCCAACAATTAGGTAACCAATAGACTTAATACCGGCCACCGTGCAGTTGTTGTACTGCATGGCGGTAGGCTCAGAAAAGGATGTCTGAGAGACTAAAAAGCCAATGTCGGCTAGTTGGACGTTAAAGTTGGCTACCGTTAATCCAAGGCAGTCATTCATTACAACGCCGGTGTTGTAACCAATAATGCGAATATCGTTAAATTCGCCTACACCAGGTATGTTCTTTAGGTACAGGCCGGTGCCTACGCCAATCGTGTAACTACCGCTGGCGTAAGTTGTTGCGTTGAATTTCTTGATCAGGCTAAACTGACCAAAATACATCGTGAAGAATTTGTTGTCGTACCCAGCCGTAAAGTCTATCGTAACGGCACCGCCGGTAGCTGCGGAAGCATTAGAACGATAGTCATAAATGTAGGACAGATCAGCGCCTTCACCGCGCATCGTGATGCGTCCAGGTGAATTCTGATCGGTAGAGTTAGGCCAAGTAATGCTCAGATTCTGGGTAATCTTGTACGCTCCAGCAGGCAGCAAAACTGTACCGCCGACACCGGCTGCGGACAGCGCGTTAATAGCGGCTTGAATGGCCGCCGTGTCGTCGGTAGTGCCGTCGCCTATGGCGCCAAAGTCTTGAACGCTAACAGTCTGACGTAATTTGGCTTGCACCGTGGTAGTAACAGCGCCGGTACCCGCAGGTGTGTAACTAATATTGGACGAATTAAACGAACCGTTTACGCCGTCAACTGACCAAATCAGCACGTCAGTGGACGTCTTGAGCGTCAAGGTGTAGTTGTTGCCGCCAAGCCAAACATTGGCCTCGCCCCGCGAATCAAGGATGATGGGGTTAGTGTTAGCCGACAATCCGGTTGAATCGGTGTAAGTTGTCAGAGGAGTGCTTGTTCCGCTGGCGTAGCTGTACAGTTTGCCGCCTGCCAATGGATTGCCATTAGCATCAAAGAATTGCATCTTGGGGCTGGGGGTCAAGTAAGTAGTCATAATTACCTCGGAACAAGAGTTATTGTTGGCGGCGATACATAGGTTGCACGAAGGCTATCTCCTGGCGATAAACCAAACATCCCATAATAACTGCCTGTGTTGAAAAATGTAACACCATCGCGGGAAAATTCCAAATTTGACACGCCGCCGCCGCTGATCATCACATCCACTAGCAAGTCTGACGTATTTACATAAGTAAATGGTGAAGCAGTTATCGTAATGGCCGTAGGTGCAGCGGCGGATTGCCCAGAACCGTTAAGCACAAACAAATTAAAGAAAAACCGATACCATGCCCTTGATATAAGGTTAGTCTGTGGGTCAAGTAGTTCGACCCTTGCAGACGGGATATTGGTCGTATTAAGCATTCGTGGGACTCAGGATAAGTTCCGCGCCCATGATTGCTATTTTAATCGGGTCAGTGCCAGACAATTCGTAAACCCTGTCGCGCAGCTTAAGGGTCATGCCCAGCCGACGCCAAAATATACGGCGACCGTATGCGCCAACGGCGCCGCCGCCGGCCCAATGTGAATTAGACCAAGTATGGCCCCCATCATCCGACCAGCGCAGCATAAACTGAGGTTCTGGATTAACGGCAGGCGTTGTAGACGCCGCCAAATAAGCACCAGCTTCAGTGATTAGATTGTCACCAGCTTCCGTTATGAGCAATTGAACGCCAGAGTCAGACGGCAAATAATGCCCTGCTTGAGCGTCAAGCTGCAAAGTATGCTGAGCTGTGCGTTTAAGATTGTTCTGCCCTGTAGGCAGCGCCCGCCACGACCGCAGCCACCGCTGAATTTGGTCGTAATCGCTGTAGACGTCCAAGTCAAAAGCGTACAAGTTGCCGTTGTTGTAGCTGCCAACCACAATCTCATTGTTAAACGACACTTGGCAGTTTGAGGGATGGCGGGTAAATTGCCCATCCACCCAGCCTGCGCGTTCATGCCAGGCTTGAGTGGCTACGTCGTACACCCAAGTCGTGTTAGCAGTGGGGAATATAAGGACGTAAAAGCTGTGGCCATCCTGCTGGTATGTGTACGCAATCGCGTCCGACATATTGCTGTACTGCTGAATTTGCCATTCCACAGCGTGCGTTGAAATGCGCGTGCCGGTGTAGCCATTAGAACGGTAGACGATACCCTGGCCTCGAGCGTCGGCGCCCAACCAGAACAGGCCGTTGTCCATCTTGGCCACCGAATAGGGAGCAATGCAACCAATCTCGTTAAACGCGCCTTGGATGCGCTGTAGTGGGAAATCAGGGCCACCGGCGTCGTACCAAACTTCAATCGAACTGGTGCCAAACAGCCATGCTTCACGGTGGTCAACAATTAGCGCAACCAAACCATCGGGCGAGCCTTCGGCGCTGGCGAAATCCAAAGGGTCAACTGAAGTGCCGTCAAGCAGTTGCGTAACCCAAACTTTTTGGCTGTTGGGCTCGTTGAAAACAAAGTACCCATCAAGGTAGCCAACTGAAACCGAACCAGGGAAATCGGGATCAGTAATCTGCGCAAATACCTTTGTTGCCGTGTTGTAGATGTACCCGTCAGGATTGGTAGAGATAAAAATCTGCGTGCCGTTGTCAGACATACTGACCGGCCCTACGCCAGAGACAGTGCCTAAACGGGTTGACACCCAGTTAGTGTTGACGCTGTAAAAGCCGGTGCCTGAGACTACATACGCGGTGCCATTGGTCTGCCATGCGCCTCGGATCGGGCCGGTGTCTACGGTACACAGTTTGCGCAGGCCTGGCGCCCGCTGCAAGAAGCCAGGCTCTTTGCCGCCCTCGGGGACAATCTCGGGGAACAGGTTGACCATCCTGTTGTCCGCAGCATTGACGCTGCGGGCGACGTAGCTGGAACCTAGGATGGGAGTTTTCATTAGTAGTTGCCAGCGTAGATGTTGAACCGCTGCCGAGTCGCCACAATGGCGTAGGGCATGGACATGACATCATCAGGATTGTTGATGCGCTTGAGGTTGCGCTTGCTGGTCATGGCAATGCGCGACACTTGCGGGCTGGGCTCAACGCCAAACTCAGGCGCAAATTCCATTGCTAGGTTGTAGGTAAACGCCCGCAGGTAACCCGGCGGGTAGTACATGACCGTGGCCAAATCAGCCGGGCGGTCGAGTTCTTGTACACTGATAAAGTGCCATTCCAACTCACGGGTTGGCTTGGGGTAGATTGTCAGCGTGATGTCAGGAAAGCCCATGTTGACCCAGCAGACTTGCGGGTATGTGGACGTGACTGTCTTAACAGCAATACCGTCGTACTGCTGCTGATTAATGAATTTGATGCCAAAGCTGACGTTGGTGCCTGGGTCGCGGTAGTAAGTAGCGTCGTCCATCAGGATCGGGCGCAGGCCTACAAAATCGCCGCTGGGGCCAAGGGTGCGGCTGATAAAGCCAGCGGGCCACAAAAAGGTTTGGTCTTGGGTAACAAAGGTGGACAGTCGCTCGGTGTTCCACGAGTCGATCATCTGGTTAAGCGCCATCAAGGCGTCTTGGGAAACAGATGCGGAGGGGGTTTCGCCCTCGGCCAACACGCCAAGCAACCTTAATGACCGATTGATTTGGTCGCCAGCAGTGTATGTCGCCATGACTAGGCTCCTTCAGTTTCAGTTCTACGACGGCGCTTAACTTCCAATGCGTTGACGGGAGCCGCCTCACTAATTACGGGCGTATCCTGAGTATATCGTGTCCAGCCGTGTTTTTCATCAAACTGGGCTTCAAGTTCCATCGTCGCTACTTTGCGACCGTGGACAGGGTGAGACAGGTATATTTCCATAGGGAAAGGGGGCTTTTGGCCCCCTTTTTTTAACTTGCGCCGTGGATGATGCAGAAGTTAATGATGACAGCTTCAGAATATGAAGTAGCCGTAGTCAAATTCCGCAATGTGATTAAAGCAGAACCAGCAGATAGGTAAGAAACGTAAGTGGTATAAGCACCCGCCGCGCTACCAGTAGTATTGCTAGAAACGCACACGATAATTGTGTCGTTGGCGCTAATCAGATTATTGGTCAAGGTAAACGACACGGCGGTGCTTCCAGCCAACGCTGCGTTGTTCATTGTGATGCGACCAGCAGACTTGTTCAGAGTTACCCCCGTGGATTTGTCTGTTGCTTGCGTCACAGTACCTTGCGCTGCTGATGCGTACCCAATTTCCTCGGTAGCGTAGCAGGTAGAAAATTCGGGGTCAAGATAAGAGACGCCGATTGCTTTGGTATTTGACATGATTGTTTCCTTAAAAATGGGGGCCGAAGCCCCCACTTAGGTTTAAGCCAAACGATACACAGACCAGGTTGCGTCGCCGGTCTTGACAGCGCGCCACTGCGAGGACACGCCAGCAGCAACAGTAGCCGTGCCAACCAAAGTCCAGCCAGTACCACCAGCAATGGTGACAGTGTTAGTGCCGCCAATGTTGATGACCGCAAAGTCAAAAGAGCTGTTTACTTTTGCGCTGGAAACCAAAGCATCGGTAAGAGCCGCAGTTGGCAGCGTAACAGTAGCAACTGCACCTGTGTAGGTGATGATGCCGTTGGTCAGTTGAGCAGCAGTCAACGTCGCAGCAGCAGTAACTGCTACTGGAGTCGATTGCACGCCCATGTTGACTTCACTCAGATTGCCGTCACCAACTTGGTAACCGCCTGCGCCATTAGGAATAGCCATGATATTTTTCCTTCAAAAGAATTGATTAACCCCAGAGACGGCAAGCCATCTGTGGACGAATGGTGCTGAAACCATACAGAACGTCAATACGGCAAGGCATACGGTCGTTGTTGATGTCGTACTGACGAACAACGCGCAAGCTGATACCGTTATGGACAGAACGTGCAGCCATGTCAACGCCCTGAGGCAACAACAGGTCAGCAGTAGCGAAGGTTATGGCGTCCTTGTGGTAAACCAGATTCTGTGCGTAAGCAGTAGAAGCGGCGCCTTGGAAGGTCACAGCCTTGCTGTTTTGCGGCAGAACGTCCACAGTGGCCAAGGCATGGTTAGCCGAGTACATTGGGGCGACGGTCACAGTCCAGGTGCCAGACACAGCGGTAGCGTCAACCAAAGCCACGAACTGGAACAACGAACCTGTGGTTTCACGGGTTTGTGGGTTCACAGCGAAGCAGCTTGCAATGGTAAACACGTCGCCAGCCTTGATGGTCGTAGTCACCGAACCTTGGGTCAAGGTCAGGGTAGACGAACCTTCAGAGGTCACAGCAGCGCCAGTGGTCGTGGAGGCCGAGGCATCACGCGAACCAGTAGTGAACTGCTTGATCGACTGAGACATATTGATCTC